TTGTTTTTAGATGGGGGAAAGTCTGCTTAAGCAGATTTCGTAAGTTGGCTTTCTCCCGGCCATCCCCCATCTATATTTAGGGAGAAATAAGGTGGTGGTACTTATGAAGGGGAGAAAAGTGGCAAAAAATAATGTTGATCATCAAATTTGCATAAAGTGCAAAAAAAATAAAAGTTTAAAAAGTGATTTTTATTCAACAACTAGCGATCTTTATCCTAATGGAAATTATCCAGTATGCAAAGCATGTATTTGGGAAAGATTACCAGAAGAAAATGATCCACTAGATAACGAATATTTAAAATCGGTTAAGTCAATTCTTTTAGAATTAAATAAACCATTTATTTACGACCTTTGGTGTTCTTCTATCGAAGAAGCCAATCGAAGAGGTTGGAGTACATTTAATTGTTACATGAAAAATATAAACTTGTCACAAAATAGAAAATTAACTTGGTCTGATAGTGTATTTGAAAGTAATAATAAAATAGAAGTTAAACCATTCAATCCTAATCAACCAGTGATTAATATAAATAATGATTTTGTCCTGACAGATGAAATTATTGAGAAATGGGGAGAAGGATATTCCCCAGAAGAGTATCGTCTATTTGAAAAAAAGTGGAGAAAGCTAATAGATAATTATGGCGAAAAAACATCTTTACATACAGAGGGACTTATTACTTACATTCGGTTTCGAGTAAAAGAAGAACTCGCTACTGCTCGTGGTGAAGTTAGAGAGGCCAAAGAATGGGGAGGATTAGCTTCTACTGCGGCAAAGGACGCAAAACTTAATGTTGCTCAATTATCAAAATCTGATATATCAGGCGGAATTGACCTATTGCCGCAATTATTTGAGGCTGTAGAATCGGAAGTTGGAATTATTCCAATTCTCCCCTATTTGAAAGAACAGCCGTATGATGATGCTGATTTAATTATTTGGTGTATTGTAAATTATATTCGCAGATTAGAAGATAAGCCGAGAGTTGCTTACAGAGATATTTGGAATTTTTACGATGAAATGCTAGAAGAATATTTTTCTCAAAAGGGGTTTACAAAAGAAGAAATAGAGAGAGAAAAACAAAAACGTAACAATGTATTTAGAGATTTAGAGGAAGTTTATGTAGAACCCCTTTATTCTGAGGGTGATTAAATGGCAAAAAATTTTGAGGTGAAAAACAGAAAGAACACGCGCGATAGATATGATATTTATGAGCCACAATTTGAAACTCCTTTAAAACGATCTGATATTAATTTAAATTCAATTACAAGAAATATTACAAATTTTGCAGAATTGTGTTCATTTTTACGATGGATGCCTGATATTTTTTGGGATATGTATAAACCAGAAACAGGTGGCTTAACTTTTGATTTGCATCAGAGAGTAATGCTAAGATTACTAGCAAGGTTTAGCGAGAATTATTTTTGTGCTCCACGCGGTATTTCAAAAACTTTAATACATATAATGATCCAATATCATACTGCATGTTGTTACCCTAATATGCTTTCTTCTATCACAGCTTCAACAAAAGAAAGCGCGGTTAAAATTTGGAAAGATAAGCATGACGAAATATTAAGATTTTATCCATCATTTGCTGAAAATATAAAATCGGCAAGTTTTTCTAAGGATTATGGTCGTGTTGAATTTGTCAATGGAAGCGTTATTGACAGTTTAGCTAATGCTCAATCAAGTAAGGGATTGCGGAGAAGACGTGGCGGACTTGAAGAGTCAGCGTTGATAGACAAAGAAACTTATGATGATGCAATAGAGCCAATCTTTAATATGGCTAGATCAACGATGACTGGTGTGGTTGACCCAGAGGAATTAAATGGTCAAATAAATCGCTTTTCAACGTCTGGATATAAAAATTCAGATGAATATGAAAAAATATTAAAAATCGCTAGAGACATGATTGATTTAAAAGGCTCATTTGTTTTTGGATCAGACTGGTTTATTCCAGTTCATTTCGGTAGACAAAAAAAGAGTGTAATTGATAAATCAAGAAAGAATAACCCCATTCGCTTTCGACAGAATTATTTATGTGATTGGGTTGGAGTATCAGAAGGTGCATTAATAAATATAAGTAAATTAATAAAACTTCGAACTTTGAGTTTTCCAGAAATTGAATGTCCAAAAGACAAAAAGGGTAATTTTGAATTGAACGAGTATATTATTGCGGTAGACGTTGCACGTAGTACTGAAGAGTCAAATAATAAAACTGCTATTGTTGTACTAAAAATAATAAGAAGTTCTAGTGGGAAAATAAGACAAGTTCATGTTGTTAATATTATAGAACCACCAAATGGATTAAGTTTTAAAGAACAAAGCATTGTAGTGAAAAAAGTCTTTTATAAATATGGCGGAAATTTGGCCTTAAACAAATCAAGAGTAAAAGCAGTAGTTATTGACGGTAATACAATTGGAATGGGATTGGTGGATAGATTATTAGAAGACGTAACGGACGACGAAACAAATGAAGAACTTGGATGTTGGGCTACAATTAATACCGATGACAAACCAGTTTCTAGAAATGCTCCTGAGATAATTTACGTATTAAAATCCCAAGGCATTAATGGCGATATAATTAGAACGTTTATGGATTATGTTGAGTCGAACAGGCTTAAATTACTTCGCCCATACGATGACATTAAAGATGAATCTAAAACTTCAAAAGATTTAAATGACGTATGGATTGAAGCTGCATGTTTTCAAACTACTCAACTTATTGATGAAGTTGCAAATTTAAGACTAAAAAAAACTCAAAATACAATTACTGTTGAACAGGTTATTAAGCGAATAGATAAAGACAGATATAGTGCTTTAGTTTACGGTCTCTATTATATAGCGATGTTTATGGATCAAGAGGAAGATGAAGAAGAGGCAAATATTTTAGATTACTTGTTTGTTTAATATCGCAAGAATGAAGGAAAGGGGGTATTAGATTGCCAAGAGGAAGACCAAAAAAGACATCCAATTCAAATACAACTAATGAAAATAATAATTTGCAAACAGAAGAAGTAACCGAAGATTATGCTAAAAAGTTTTTTTCTGTGATACAGAATGTAATAAACGGAAATTCAGCTTGGCTTTACAATCCCATTTGGACTAATGAGATTTTAAAAGATTTAAATATGTTTCCTCAGAAGTATTCCAGAGATCGGGTTAAAGAACTAATTGCAAATCCTCGTACTCACGAAAAAGAATTAAAAGAATTAAGTGAATATTTATTTAATGTAGTGACTCAATATAAAAGACTAATTTTATACATGGCAGAATCATTAACCTTCGATTGGTTTGTTGAGCCAACCAATGCTGATGAAGAAGATATGATAAAGCCAACATTTAAAAATGCGTATAAAAAGGTTATTAAATTTATGAATGACCTTGATCCAAAGTTACATTTCCCTGATATTGTTCAAACAATGCTACTTGAAGATGGTGGATTCTACTATTTAAGAGAATCAGATAATGGATACCACTTCCAAGAAATGCCTTCGCAATATTGCAAAATATGGGCAAAAACAGATTTGGGATTTGCGTACGCTTTTGATTTAACTTATTTTTTACGGCCAGGTGTAGATTTTCGCGATTTTGATCCTGTCTTTCAGCAATATTTTAATGATTTTATAAATAGCAAAGAATATAAAGAAAATAAAAATAAATTTAAAGAACGCAGATGGTTTTATTGGCAGACTCTCGATATTTCAAAAAGTTTTGTTTTTAAATTTGATACTCGTCGTGCAGGATTGACTCCACCTTGGATTGGGACATTTTTAGATGCTATCGAGATTACGACGTATAAGGATTTATTAAAATCAAAATCGGCAATTGATATTTATCGGTTACTTGTTGCGAAAATTCCTCTTAACAAAGAAGCCGCACAAAGAACAAATAAAGTTGATAATTTTGCAATTTCTGCGGAACAGGCGGCTAAGTTTCAAGCAATTATGCAAAATGCAGTTCAACAAGGAATAAAGGTTATAGCCAGTCCACTTGAAATCGAAGCCATTAATTTAAATCAATCAGAGAACAAAGATAGTATTGTTGGGCTTGGAAATCAGGAATTTTGGGATACTTCCGGTACATCTTCAGTTTTATTTTCGGGAAATAAGATGAATGCTTCAACGATGGGTGCTTCACTTCGAACCGATGAGACTTTTGTTACCCACTTATATCGTCAGATTGAAAAATTTTATAATTTTAAATTAAGAGAAATTAGTCCCAAGTATAGATTCAAAATTCATATAGAAGGAACTATTCATGATAAAAAAGATCGTTTAGATAGAGCCATGCAACTTATACCTTATGGCTCTCCTTTAACTTATGCAATTGTTGCTCAAGGTCGAACTCAATCAGAATTTGTAAATGTCTTAAATTTTGAAACCTTAACGGGCATGAGAGATAAAATGAAGCCATTATTGACTTCGCATACCGCTGTATCTCAAGATTCTGGCGGGCGACCACGCTCTGAAAATATCGAAAATGAAAATACTGAAGTTACAAGGGATAATGAGTCGAATATTCGTTAAAAGGGGGTGATTGTGTGAAAATAATGCGTTTTGAAGCAGAAGCAAACATTGGAAACGTCAAAGAAATTAATCCTCTATTTTCTCTATGCGACATTTATGTATGCTATCCAAATCTTAATAGAAACAACATGTGGATTTCTAAAGAGGCAATTAATGATGCTCTCTATTCTCTTAAAAATGTACCCATTGTTGGTGAATATTTAAAAAACAAAGACAATTTTGGCGATCATGGTGGAAAAATCGAAAATGAAGATGGAAAACTCGTATATGTTGAAACAACTATGCCATATGGTGTAGTTCCAGAAAGTGCCATATTTGATTGGGAACTTGTCACCGAAAAAGATGGCACGATAAATGAATACCTTGTTGTTCGAGGTGCTTATCTTTGGACAGGAAGATATAAAGAAGCGCAACTTTTAATTGGACAACGGTTTAATCAAAGTATGGAGATAAATATTGAAGAAGGCTCTTTTGTAGAGATAGATAATAAGAAAGTATTTGAAATACGGAAATTTATTTTTAGTGCATTGTGTATATTGGGGATTGAGAAAGAATCAGACCCTAATGGGCATGTAGAGCCATGTTTTGAGAGTGCATCAATAATTGCATCTTCCTTGGATAAAGATAAATTTAAGCAAGAATTTAATCAAATGATAAAAGAACTTAAATTTTCTTTATCAATTTCTAATCTCGATAAAGGAGGTGAGAAAACAAAAATGGAAGTAGATTTTCTTAAAAAGGATGAGTGGGGTACTGGAGATAAAATCGAAATTGATTTATCTAAAGAAGCGGCATCGGATGATGCCTGGGGTAGCGTAGACAAGACAGCGCTTCGCAATTCCATTTTAAAGGCTTCAAATTATAAAACACTTGTAAATAAATGCTATCTCATCGTTGAAGATGGATGGGAAGATGCCCCCTCAAACCATTTAAAATACCCAGTTTGCCAAATTAAAAACGGTAAACTTGTATATAACATTAATGGTGTCCAAGCTGCTTTACAGAGATTGCACCAGGAAGGAATTACATCTAGTGCTCCTATTGATAAATTGAAAAAAATTTATCGCAAACTTGGCTTAGACACATCGAATTTTTCAAAGGAGGGCAACAGTTTGTCAAAAAAAGAATTACTAAAAAAATTTAAGCTTACATACACGCAGATGTATGATGAATTTAATCGAGTTCTTGGTGAAGTAATTTATAAAGTTGAAGATTGGTGGAGCGGTAAAATTGTAGAACGCCAACGTTATTTTTTGCGGGATTTTGATGAATCATATGTTTATGTTTGCGATTGTGAAAATGATTACATTGACGTAAAACTACCATACTCTGTTAGTGGAGATAATATTACAATTGATTATTCGTCTCCTATTCGTATTAAGTATACTCCGACTGATTGGGATGGTGGTCTTGAAGACGATCCCGATTATGATAATGATGTAGTTATTGATTCAATTCAAGATTACGCCCATAAAGTAGATAGCGAAACAAAAGAAAAATTTGCTTCTTTAAAACAACAACAAGAGTCTATGAAGCAAGAATATGAAGAGCAAATTAATTCTCTAAAACAAGAATATGAAGCAAAACTACAAGAACATCAAGATACAGTATTTGCAGCCACATCTAAGTTGGAATCTGCAAACAATGAAATTGAACAATTAAAAGAACTATTAGATGGACTTTCTGCTTTTAAGGCAGCAAAGCTTGAACAAGAGAAAAATGAAAAGGTTGACTCTCTGATTGAAGAGAACTCTAAATTTTTCTCAGTTGAAGAAATTGACGAATGGCGCAACAAAGGTAAAGAATGCGATTCTTTTGAGTCATTTGAAAAAGAATTTAAGCTTGCTGCTTTTGCAAAAATTAAGGAATTTATTAAAACTGATGATGCTGAAAAACGTTTTGCGTTTATTGAGAAACCAGAAGACAAATCGCAAGATGAGTCTGATGTTTTCTCAAGACTGAAAAATAAATTTGAAAAAGACTAAAAAAGGAGAAATGTGAAAAATGGCTTATACTGTACTTAATGTCGGCAAATATGCCGCTAAAAATGTTGAATCTTATAATAAGGATGTTCAGGCAACTTTTGATATGCCTAACGGTAGCTTTATTGCTCTTGCTGGATTAGTGAGTGGTCAAAATGATGTTTATGCGGCTACTCCTGTATCAGATGTTACCACTCAAGAAGTTCTTCTTGTGCATGGCCCAGAAGTTATTGAAGTTGACGGTCTTCGTGT